ACCAGCAATGATACCACTGAGAAGCAAATGGTATCCTTTACCCACTTTTTTCCGACAGGTTTCGAGACCTCCTACAAGCTAGGCAACACAGGTACTTATGAGAGCATCGACACTAACGGCTTATACCTTGTTGTCTACACCGACAATACTTTCGCAGGAACCACAACCACAGGACTTAGTTTCACCACTGAAGCTATCCTTTACTTTCGTGGTTAATCAAGCGCTGGGGACCCGGATTCGGGCGGAGCCCGAATCTGGGGTGCGGAATCCGCTCAATGCTGTAAACTATGCGAGCAAAACAACAAACAAACAACTTAATAAAAAAATGAAGCTTTATTCAAATAACTTGTGTCCTCTCATTTCCACTGTCCAATAGATTACTTTGAATCTTCTCTTTATAGCGTCAATATCGCTACACCCATGAAAGCATTCTTCGATTGTGAAGTTAGAAGTAACTACCAATCTCTTTGGCCTAATTTTCGCAGATCCATTCTTATTTTCTGCTGGAAATGCCCATTTATCTGCCCAGATTTTGATATAGCGCTTAAGTGGCTTAGCGTTTTCTGGCTCAAAATCATCTATCACCACATGCTCTTCATTAGTATATCCATCCCACCATTTAGTGGTATCCTTATTGTAAACTTGTAAAGGGTCTACAATATCTTTTGCAGCATGTGACTTTCCACCATTAGCAGGTCCATGAATCCACCACCCACAAACATCATTCAACGCATCTGGATTAGGTTGATGTCTACGCATAATATACTCAAGTGTTCGATAGTGGCTTATCCAAATTTGAGGATATTGTTCAGCTACTTGATCCAAATTTCCAGCTCGTGTAAGATCTCTTACATCAGCCCATCTTTCTTGGATAGCTTCTCCGCCAGCCACTCCTCTTTCTGGTCCAAGTTCTCCGACTTCATATATGACAGCGGTGTCTTTTTTTTTGCAATAAACAGATGCTTCTGTTTTTGTTCCTTTCATTTTCTCTACATGAATTCTTGGGAATAGCTTAGTTATAGCACTCCATCGGATATTCGTTTTGGTTATGAAGAATATCTGAAGATGAGGAGTATTTGTTTTTCCACCAACCTCTTTACCAAACACACCATATTGACAGGAGGAATTGAAGAAGGTCTTGACCTTTGCTTCCTCCCCCTCTGTATAGTTATTGAGTGTAGCACACCAATATTTTCCCTGTGCTTTCTTATCTGCGAGTGGCAGAATTCCTAATTCTGCTGTCATGATTTTATAAGGCCCTAAGGTTATAGTATTACCCTTAGGGCTAAAATCCCATACCATAAATCCCATTTTTATTTAAAAATTATTTGTGGTCATTATTTTTTTGTGGTCAAATAAAATAAGTCTTTATACAGTTTTGATTGCGTGGGCGCTCATCAAAACCCAAACAACAGAAACTGTGTTGCTGTTGTACTTTCAAAAATATTTGGCAATCGATTAAACAGAGGAAGATTTTTTTCTTCTGCGTATAAATATGGTAAGACGTATGCTAAGACGAGGTCGCATGGCTATTCGGCGTACCAAGCCTCGAAGCCGTATATCAAAAGGTGGAGTAAAAGGCAGGCTCGCAAGACTCGAAGCAAATATTGAAGAGCCTCATTACATGTTATGGTCTGACAGTGGAATCAATGGAGGATCCAGTCCAACATCCGTAGGGTTTACCGGTACCCTTACCAAGGCAACCCCCAAAGCACTCTACCTTAATGAACCAATCGTGAGAGGTGACACCGTCCAATCTCGAACAGGAGACAAGGTCCATTTTACTAAGCTCATTTGTAAAATGCTATTCACAGCGGGAGCTAATATCGAGAATGAACTCTATATCAATGTAGAGCTGATCCAACTCAAGGTTCCACAAGGTGACGTAACCACCGTTGGAGATGTTTTCACTTGCATGTATGGTGTACAGGAACCAACACCAGCCTTGAACATGATGAATGTGAATAACAGAGATTTCTCAAAGTTTTATCGAAGGCTTTATCGAAAAACTATTAAGTTTTCCAGCACCAGCAATGATACCACTGAGAAGCAAATGGTATCCTTTACCCACTTTTTTCCGACAGGTTTCGAGACCTCCTACAAGCTAGGCAACACAGGTACTTATGAGAGCATCGACACTAACGGCT